CTAATTCATCCTATCTAGCAGTGCCATTTCGGCTTTTCTTAACCAGAAGATGTAAGACTTTTTGCTGTCAAATCCCATTAAAGCCCACTGCTCTTTGCACAGGTAATGGGCGCGAATAGCGCGTTTGCAGTTAATGGATAGCTGCTCAACGAGGTGGTCAAAATGGGCGACATGGGCAGGCACGTTGAGTTCGTGCTTTAGGTTGCCGCCGCCCAGCGCTTCACCTAAGCGGTCGCAGGCGCTGCGGTTTGAAAAGCCCTTGCCCAATTCTTGGTACACCCAATACCGGCCCCAGCGATACAGCCCTAACCGCAACGCCTTAATGTTCATCCTCTGCTCGGGTTCATCGCTAAAGCCCATTGGCCACCTCATTTATCTTCTCGATGGAAAGCTTAAACACATCAAGGCATATCGATGTCACATCGTCATAGGGCGCAGTAGTACGGCCATTTTCCCAACGTTGATAAGTGTTGCGGCTAATGCCGTAAATCTCAGCCACTTCGTCTTGGGTCATGCCCCGTAAACGGCGCCCTACTTTCAATACATCCGCGGCGCGATTAGCCATAAATCCTCCTGCGTGAAGTCCATAACCCACTTGTTTTATTTGTGATTGTTTTTGTTATTGTCATTGTCATAACCACCCCACTAACATTGGCTCGTCTGGCTCACTCGGCTCAGTGGTCGATTGGCGCATAATCTCGGGCGCCACATCATCAAACCCCAGCGTGATTAAGTGTGCATGGTAGGCATCCAACGCCATCAACATGCCTTTATCTAAAGTGCTGTTGACGTACGTTCGCAGCAGTAACGGCAAGGTGTGATTCAATATCCGCTCACCCACCATGGTATCTACCCCCATGTCGGCAATAATGGTGCGGCACAATTTTCTTAGTGCATGGGAGGTAAACGCCTTAAACCGAATCGTTTCACTCCAATATTGCGCAGTGCGAATGCTCACCGGTCCCACTTCGCCTGGGAACAAAAACGCCCGCTTGCCCACATGGGTGTATTGCCATTGGGCGTAATGGGTTATCAGCTTCTTGGCTGTCGGCGTCATGGGCAGGCGATGCTCTTGGCGGTTCTTGGCATTCTCGGCGGGAATAAACCAATAATCACCGGCAAAGTGGTCCCAACGTGCTAAACGGGTTTCACCTATGCGGGTACCGAACATCAGCATTAACACAAACAGCATGGCCACCGGTCTTACTGCATTTCGCAATGCGCTGAATAATGGGCCCACGTCCGACTCGCTTAATTGCGTGCCCACCAAAGGCGGCATCTTCAAACTCATTTGCACCCGATACCCCGCCAAGCTATTGGTGTCTAACACTCGTAAGTCGGCCGCGACCGATAACGCCCGCTTTAACACTTTCACCGCCGCTTTGATGTAATTGGCCGAGTAGCCCTGCGCCAACATGGGTTTGATTAAATAACTGTCCACTGCAATAAAGTTCAGCTCATTGAGTGGTAACTCAGCAAAGCAGCCACTGAGATGTTTACTCACTAACGATTTACAGTTACTGCGCCAGCTGTTGCTTAAGGTGCGGTTGCACTCTACATGGGTGACAAACCACGCCAGCAATTGCGCTACCGTGGCAAACTCGTTGCTGATGACCGTTTGGCCCATACTGCGTTTGGCGAGCAAACTGGGTAACTCGGTTAAAAAGGTCTTTAAGCACATCACTGGCCACACGCCCTGCTTTTGCCACACGGTTTTGCCCGCTTCGTTCATCACTAAATACACCGAGGCTTGGCGTCTATCGGTCGAGGCCCGTAACCGCACCGCCGGAAACTGCGTGTCCCGAAAGTCCCGCGTTATCCCTGCCCGCAACCAACGGCGCAATACCGCATCGTTTAACTTGCCTTGCTCTACGCCTGTTGCTGTCATCACCTGCGCCATCTAGCCCTCCAACCGATATTCAAAGGTGTGATGGGTACCCGAGCGAATGCGCTTAACTCGCTGGTTCATCGGCATATCCCGAAACCGCGCACTTAAGGCTGTCTCACTGTCGTGAACCCCAAAGCGGTTAAAGCTTTCTTGCTGGATTTCAAACAGGGTCCAAAACCGTTTGCCGGTGATGATGCGCATTAAGCGTTCGCGCTGTGTCAGTGGTTTATTCGCCATCGTTTGCCCCCTTAAGCCCAAGGTTGGTTCGTAAATTGGCAATAATCGATTTCGCCTTTGCCGCCTCAGTGGGCCGCGTCACCGTTTCAGGTAGTGCTTTAGGCAATTCAATATCGGTCAACTCGCCACGGCTAAAGCGTCTGCATAAGACTTTGTAATTACGCTCGAAGGTCATTAACACATCCTTTTCGAGCCCAGTAGCAAACATCCAGCTGCCTGTTTCACGCACCGCTAAGCGCACCACATCATGGCTCCACGTATGCTTATCAGGGTGATGGTAATGGCGCGTTGCTTCCTTAAACGCCGCCTCTAACTTGGGCAGCCCTAAATCACAGGCCGTGGGTTGGCACCACAAAGCAAACTGGCGCGGTGTCGGCCAAAACTGCCTATCGCCCTGCTCGCGTCTGGCGCGATTCAGCCCCGCTTGCACTTGCTCGCGGCTGGCAATGCCCTGCGCCGCCAAGGTTTTAAGCCACTCGGCTTTGTGGGTCGCTTCGTCCTCAGGCCGCGGTGCACTCACCGGAAACAACACCCGCAACTTGCTAAACACGCTGTCCACAATCGCCATGTCCATTGCCGTGGGCTCAGGTTGGCTAACACGCCCCTGCCCAACCAACGGCTGGCGGATTAAGGTCTGCAGTGATTTCATGCTCGCATTTTGGTTGGCCGTCATATCAAGGGGTCCTCTGGGTCATACACCGCGTAACTCCAATCCACTTGCCCAACCGCGGTACCCATCGGTCTTGGCAACGGCGTTAGCCAGTGGCGTTCGCGGATAAACTTGGTAATACCGAGCACAAACTGGCCATTAGCGCTAAAGCCCCAACTCGTATCCAGCGCCGCAGCTTCCTTCAACCAGCTCACCGCCAGCACGCAATCGGCGTCGGTCAGCTTTTCGGCCTTCCACGCTTTCCACGCAGCCGAATCCGAGCCGCCTTTGCGATGGGCTGGATAGGCTTTGAAAAACGCATTGAAAACCGACTTAGCACTCGTTGCTGGACAAGAGTCTTTTAAAGATTCATTGATAGATTCAAGATTGATAGATTCTGGGTGAACCAGATTCACTAGGGGTGGTGAACCACGTTCACTAGCTGGTGAACCATATTCACTAGGGGGTGAATTTGCTTCACTAGGGGGTAATGAACCACATTCACTAGGGGGCAAATCTGCGCCATTGGGGGATAGTGAATTTGCTTCACCCCCTAATACAGCAGCGTTTCCCTTGCATTTTGGCGCCATCGGCTCAAAACGAATGTGGAAAATATTGGTGGAGTTACCCTTCTCGCCCTTGCGATATTCGCGCCGTAAAAAGCCGTCGTCCTCCAACGTTTTTACGTGGTTCATCACACTGCGGCGGGTGATCTCACACTGCTCTGCAATGTTCTGGTAACTCGGCCAGCATTCGCCTTGGTCATTGGCGTTATCGGCAAGCTTGATCAACACCAGCTTGCGCAGTGGATTACCCACCTTGGCCTTCATCGCTTTTACCATCAATTCCATACTCATAAGTCACCCCCAAACGGAGCAACCCACAAACTCGAATTGACGCAAACCCCATGCTTCAGTAACATGATATTGCCTCACTTTAGGTTATAGGTATTAAGCCCGCATCGGTCGCCAAAACTTCAGCGGGCTTTCTTATGTCTACAACAACGGGTCAACTGCAATGCGCCCCGTTGCCCTCCGCTCGATCGCCTTCACTGCCAAGCAAGTAAACCCTTTGCGCCAAGTTAGTGCGCAACTGGCTAAAAAAATCACGCCGTTGAATGTGCACGTTGCGGCTAGTCGCTATTGCACTCATATCAGCGGCATTCACATTAGCCGCACTCGCATCGGCCGCGCCTACATCCTCCGCCAATAGCGCAATAGAACGCTCCGCGCGTTGTTCTTCCATCAGCAGATAATTCATAATCCAATCAATGCTCACCGTTGGCAGCAACAACTGCTTGCTACTACCCAGCAACGCCTTATCCACTATGTCGGTCGCGATAACCGCCCAACGCTCGGGGCGACTATGCTGCAATTCATCGCAGCTCCTTAACACCTCAACCATTCGGCCCACCTGCGTTCGCCTAAACAAATCCGCCGTGGTATGCCCATCAAAACAGGCAATGTCTTTGCCCATGTTCACGCCACTTAACGCAGCCCGTTCAGAGGTTGCCGCGCTAAGCTCAAGGACATTAGGATCATTGGCGCTAAGCTCAGGCACATTAGGCTCAGTACTATTAGGCATGTTCGACTTAGATTTAAGCGCCATCGCCTTAAGCATTAACTGCCTTGCTTGCATCACGAGTAATGTCACTTGCGCGGTTTCCATCTCGGTTAGCGCGGCCACGGCGGGCCCATCATCACTGCTAACTTGCCCATGCACCGAACACGCGGCGCAGCCCTCCAAACAACAAATTAAACATTCAGGATCAAACATCGTTTATCCTCCTCACTTCATCTTAGGTATCAAGCCCGCATCGGTCGCCAAACTGTGGCGGGCAATTGGATAACGGCGTTTTTTACGCGCCCAGTTATCACTTAACTGATTTGTGAACATGCCATTCACTCCTTCTCTTATTTCAACAAGTCATTTCAACAACTGCCATTTATGCCCATTGGCACACACGGCGCGTTTTGAGCCCGACTTGGTTTGCTTTAAAGCCAAACCACACTGGCCACACGGCACATCAGCCACCCGCTTAAGCATTACCGCATTAATCTGTGCGCTGTGATTCGCGCGTTTAGGCCGATACCCTAACGCCCGCGCCACTTTTACATACTCTTTCGCAATCCATTTGCCATCGGGTTCTAAGTGCAAACCGTCGCCGATCATGTCGCCCAAGCGGACCAACTGCTGGTGCAACTCAGTCTTAGCGCGGGCAATAACATTGATGTTAAGGTTCGATTGCGGCATCGCGGTCACTTCTCGGCCGCGTATTGCGCCGCCTTGCCGCCATGACTCGCTAAATACGGATACGCCAGCTCTAACGCTGCCATGCTGGCTTGCGTGGTCGCCGCCGACTCTTTTAACTCACGGTGCGCTGCCACTAACTGCTCGCGCTTCGGTGCCGCACCCAAATGGATCACCGCCACTTGCGCCTCGGCGTTCTCTTTAGTGAGCGATGCCGCCATATCGGCCACATGCAACACATGGCCGTCACTCATGCGGTCGGCAATCACCGTCACCCCAGTGCAACCAAACACATCGTTGAGATACTGCACCCGCAAATGTTCGGGCAATGCCGCCACCAGTGCTTGCTCAACATGAAACAGGCGATCCGCCTGCGGATGTTGGCCCTCGTACTGACCAAGCCAACGGAACAGCTTTTGGGCATTAATCCGCGCATCGTTGTGCACGTCTTGACTGCTGGCAAAGCTAATGCCCTCCGCCGCCAGCACCTCACTTAGCCCAAGGCGCTCAACCGCCGCAACAACATCTATCGCCAGCGCAAAGCGTGTCATCTTGGGTAACTCCAACACCCGATGAATCGTTTTCATCAACAAATTCAAACGGCTGTCATTTTTACGTGAATGGGTTTTCATGCTAATAAGCCTCTCTCTGTTAACGTGTTATAACGGTTCGGTATTAAGCGACATGCTCAGGGCTCATTAACGGCAACTCAGTCGCCTTGAGCTCACCATCAGTTAACCGTTCGATTTGATAAGCGCGGAGTTCGGGAACGTCTTCCCCCCACTGGCTAATTGCCGATTTAGTAACACTCAAAGCCTCAGCCAGTTTTAGCTTGTTTCCAAAATGCGAGATCGCATCTTTCGTTTTCATAGACAAACTCCGACAAGTAATTTTAACCGAGGTTAAGAAAACTCAACTCAAATGTCAACAAAAGAAAAGGTAACTTGACTTACGTTAAGTTAAGATAGCTTTACTATGATGAATGAACGCATTAAACAAAGACGCAAAGAGCTAGGTTTTACACAGCCAGCCATTGCAAAAAAAATAGGCTTAACTAAAGCCACAGTATCGCTTTGGGAATCAGGCTCTACCTCTCCCAAAGGCGAGAACCTGCATGCCTTAGCGAAAGCCTTAAGTTGCTCACCCGAATATCTTCTCTTTGGAAATAAAGAAACTAAACCGGAATCCAACGCTGAATGGGCTGGCGGTTTTGAGATATGGGACAGTGATACCCCATTAGGGGAAGATGAAGTTGAAATACCGTTTTACATGGAAGTAGAGCTAGCCGCAGGGGATGGCATTCTCGATAGCCGCGAATTTAAAGGGCCAAAACTGCGCTTTACTAAGAGCACTCTTAAACGTCAAGGTGTGAATAGTGACTATGCAGCATGTGTCAAAGTGAATGGCAACAGCATGGAGCCCATATTACCCCACGGCTCAACAGTCGGCGTCGATACCTCGGCCACCGATGTGATCGACGGCAAAATGTACGCCGTGAACCACGATGGCATGCTGCGCATCAAAGTACTGTATAAATTACCCGGTGGTGGTTTACGCCTACGCAGCTACAACACTGACGAATATCCTGATGAACGCCTCGATACTGACCAAGTCAAACAGATCAAAGTGATCGGAAAAGTATTTTGGTATTCAGTTTTAATTTAAAATAAACTATCAAATAAATTAAGCCAGAACTAACAACATCTGGCTTAAAATTAAAATACACAAGGAAAACTCGTAAATCATTAGTTGTTCATTGATCTATTTATCAGCCTTCAGCAACAACCTCATTATCAGCCTCTGCAATAACCTCATTAATAATAAGACAAAGCCTAGGTTCCCAGTCTCCATTAGATACTGATGTAGAAACTTTTAAATGTTTTTTATGTATTCTTAATTGAGATTTAATCGTGCTAATCCATTGAGGATTATTATTTTGAGTTTCCACTATCTGCTCAAAAGAAAAAAGCATAGTAGAAACAAACCAGCAGTACTTTGCATATTCAACACAATGTGAATTAGGGATTTCCATACCATATGAAAAATTTGGATTCGCCATACACAATGATAAATATTGATTATATAAATTATATGCAGTTGCATTTCTAGTTTCTTTTATATTTGATAGAAGTTGATTATATGCAACATGTGCCGCATAAAATGCGATCAAAACAGCCCCTATTGTCGCTATATTCGCTGCAATATCTAGCCACTTACTCCACATAGTAATATCTAAAAACACAGACCATCCTGTATGAAAACACGTAACATCAGACTTTTCCAAGTTGAACCCCTATCGCAAAGCAGTTAAAATTATTAGTTTACTTTCGATAATCTGACATTTTAAAACCTATAGGCACAGGTTTAAAATCAGAATTATCATCAGTCATCACGCCATTTTTTTGAAATTTTCGCAAGGATTTAAAATCGACTTCAGATATAAGGAACGTGTCGGACAATCCACCTTTCACACGTACCAAATCGCGTTTATAGTCAACGCGAAATGGTGCTCTAACTCGACTATCTCCATACTCCCTATTATTTACTTGTATTACAAAAGAGTGAATGTCATGTGCTGCACCTTCAACTAAATAACTAAATGTTTTCACATCTTGATTCCACTCCAGCACAAATAAGCAATCAACCTCACCCTGAAATCTAACTCTATTCCTTGGATTCGTCAAATCACTGCAAATTAAAACTCCGAAATTAAAATCACCATGTCTATATATTGGCAACAAGTCTAATTCATTATTAGGCGTAAAGAGCTTTAAACGTTTTGTTTCCAACCTGTTTTTTTCACAATGTGAAGGGAGAATCTTTGGTTGCATAAATAAAAAATTGCTATTATACCCAGGCCAATTAGTAACCAATGAGACTAAGCAATCATTCCTAATTATATTTTTACCTTTACTATGCTTATAATACTCAATACCTGCTATTAATGATATTTTCTGCTTCGCCATTTTTGAAGCAATATTTACAGCCCAACGTCGAGGCAATGAACATTCAGGAAAAACTATATAATCAGACTTAGGACTCGATTTTAATATATCATTAATTAATCTATTAATTTTTTCGTACCTATCCAAACTCTCATCAGGTATTTCATTTAAAGCGCTATCATATTGAACTTGAGTTGTCTCGAAATTAGTTAGAGCTACATATATTTTAGAACTAACTGGCTTAGGCACATTAATCCAGCAACCATCTAAAGCTGAATACTTCCTGCTAATATTATATTGATTTGTCTTTGCACCTCTAAGTCCAAATAAAACATCTTCGAAAAAAACACTATCATCAAGTACCTTTGGACATATTAATGCGATCTCCTGAACACTCAAAGGTCTTGTAGAAAACGCTAGAGCAGGCCAGTATGGCTTCTTTAAATTAGCATCAGTTGCGAACTGATGTATGGAATCAAGCCTAAGGACTGCTCTAACACTTCTAGCCCTAGGAATTGCAATCGCTTTAGAATCAGTTACTTGCGAATAGTACCAATAATCTTTATATGAACGAACGCCGAAATCTGCTAACAATAATTCATTGCTAATTGCTTTTAATTGAGATTTAGTTTTTTTATAAATATCATTTTTTGAAATACCAGATAACTTTACAATAAGTTTCCTCAAGCTTTCCCACTTAATAAAATCTTTTTTTGTGGAAGCTTTCAAGGCTGCCTCTGATAACTTCTCAAATAAATACACATGAAAATTTTCCATGCTAACTCTATTTAACTTCGACCTTACTGTCGTTTTACCAATCAAGTCTAAACATACTTGTAACTTATCAATAAATTTATTTGCATAAATAAAATCATAATTTGATATCATTACTTGGAATACTCTATGTAGATACCCAAACATATCAAACAGACCTTTAGGTGTTAACAGATAGCGTTCAACAAGACCATAAAACTCATTTCTAACTACAATCCAATTCGCGCTAGATAAATCTTCAGAGTAACTTTCAATATCCCTCAATAAAAGTGATAAGCCAAGACGCCGAATAGAAACGACATCAGCCTTCCTAAGTGCATCTGGAATCAAAGAAGCATCTGGCGATGCTAACAATGTTTTGTCAGCCATTACCACAGAATCTCTAGGCACCTCTGGCAACATTCGATATTCACTAGATTGAGCTCTAATTTGACTTGAAATTTGATTAATAAAGTCCAATCCGTGCTTACTAGAAAGACTAAATATTTTTTGTTTACTAGCCGTAAATTTTAAGTCACTATCTTGTGCATACACAAATCTAAGTCGTAAATCTGGTTGTTCGCCTTTTACTCTATTAATTTTCAAACACTCAACATGCTTCGACATATGAGATAAAATTGAGTCACCAGTTAACTCTTCATCCGGCGTTTTGAACACCAAGAAAATATCGTCTACATATCGACCATAATATTCAGGTTCTAAGCCTTCTGATATCTGCTTATCTAGCTCATACAATAAAACATTCGATATGATTTTTGATATAGAAGATCCTACTGGCAATGCCCCATCCGTGCGCTGTTCATAGTCAGGAGTGGTTAAATACCAGTTATTAATCGATTCTAATATAAGGCGAGTAAATTTCCTTTCATCACTACTGAGTGATAAACCAAGTTTCCTAAGGAATGAAGGTCTTAGTAAAAAATTAGGTGATGCATTATGATAGAACCCAGCTAAATCCATAGTGATTGCAGTCACATCATGCCCTTCACTTATAAGTTTCTTCATAGCATTCAGCCCATTTCCCCTCCAATTTTTATAAGCAGAAAAATAAGGCGAAAATAATCCTGATGCGTCTAAGTTTAATTGGTCTTGTAAAGAATCTGAATCAGGTACTAAACCACTCCTACGTCTTAGCCTATTTCCATAAGATAACTCCTTATCTAATTTAGCTTCGAACAAATGACCAACTTTCAGTATCCACAATGCAGATAATATTTGATATTCAACAGACGGACACAATATCTGTCTATACTTTACATTTAATCGTTTATTTGAATTTTCTTTAAAACGTTGTTTCCAATCAGTAATTGGATCAACAGAACGGTAATGAACATTTACTTTGTTGTTCCAATTATTATCATCTAATTCTTTGGGGATATAACGGAAATCACCAATAAACTTGATATCTTCCCACCACGAATCTGAATCACTTCCATTTATTATTTTAGAATGTAGATTTAAAATTTTTGTCTTAATGTTTTTTTCAAACTCAGAGAAAGCAATAGCATTTGGATAAAAACTATCATAGAAAGCCTCCGCCTTTGCTTTTCTATAGGCCAAATATACATCGGCTAAAGATATATAGTCCCTACTAAACATTTTTTTATCCATAAAATACCTTAAGACTTACTCAACAATCTAAACAAGTGGCTCTACATTAACATTTTTATGTTAAATATTCGCTTAAATGTTGTCTTACAAACAAAAAATCACATCTTTTAATAAACTAAAACAAAAATGAAAGTGTTCTAAATATGCATTAACTCTAATTTTCCCTAGTTAAAGAAGCATCTTTTAACCTGATAAAGGCTAGCAAACTCTCCCGCTATCAAAACCTCTCTACCACCAGAATAAAATCCATAAAATCATATTGTTATATCATTTATTAAGTATTTTGAAGTACAAAAGCACATAACCAACATGACTAAAGTCAAGTTTATTAAACCAAAGCTATTGACTAGAAAGTCAAGTTATCTTAACTTTGTAGCATACCCACTACCGAGGACAAGGAAATGATTCTAGCGAAAGTTCACACCACACCTAAGCAACGCGATGAGTTTCGTCTACTGGTTGCAATACGTTTTGCTTGCTTGATGGCGCTGGCCAAGGGCCACACCGATCCAATGGATTGCCCACGGGTGCAAGTCCGTTGCGCCGAGCTGGTCAAGCATTTTGCCTATCACCACCCTAGCGCCGCCTTTTACCGCCAGTTCATTCGCCACACGGGCGAACTCGGGCTGAACTTCTGCCTGCGCTTTACTGAGCCCCAACAAGGTTTGTACGGCAAGGTGATGGTGTGGCGTAACGACTCGCAAGCCGTCACTAATGTGCATCCGCTGCACACGATGACGACAGTCACGCCCGTCGGCCAATAACGCAGTAGAGCCGCTAAGCCGCCGCGAACATTCACGATTTAGGCTATCTAGGCAAAACAGCCAAGGCAAAGCAACCAAGGGGTGATGGTCCATATCCCTGTAACGATAACGGCGACAGTTTCACCTTGTTGGAGGCAATTATGTTTTTTGTTTACGGCGTGTCCATGACCTTAGCGAAAAAGCAGGCGGCCAAAAAGTGCAGCACCTCAGTAGGCGCACACCCTAACCGCCGTCAGCTGAGCCCCGACGAGTACCAAGCAAAGTTGGATGATATGGCGCAGCACTTGTTTAAAACCATGAAGCCACAACGCCTGTCGCATTCGTTATCGACGCCCGCGCTGTGCCAGCAATATATCGTGTTAGCCATGACCCAAGAAGCCCACCGCGACGTGCATATTCGCTATCACAAGCTGTCGGACAAGGTGAACCCCAAAACCAAGAAACCCATCATCAATCTGGTGGTGTTTAACGGCGAAGCCGCAGCTTAGCCCTGCTGATTCAAAAGGAAGGAATAGCGTATGAACCACCCGACGAGAGAGTCATTTTTAAGCGATGTGGCCGAACATCAACTCACCATTCTTAAAGATGATGGTGTGTTCCGTCACATGGAACTTAGCCAAGGCAGCTTTGAGCATCGCTTTGAGATCACCACATGGCCGCAGCATCTGTGCATCAGTGGCGATATGGGCTGTTACGTATTTTCTCGGGTTCAGGACATGTTTTGCTTCTTTCGCCAAAGCGGTGATGACTGGGGTGTGAATGCGAGTTACTGGGAAGAAAAGGTTCTGGCTGAGTGTAAGACCGACGGCACTCGCGAGTTTGATGCCAAAGAAGCCGATCAACGCCTTGAGCAGTTTTTGCAGTGGTTTATTGAAGGGCTGGACCCAACGAACGAAGAAGAGGCTGAGGCGATTAACAGCGCGACCAATGCCGTTAAGGAGTTTACCCAAAACCGCGAAAACGCCGAGTGGGATGTGGTTTATCGCCTCAATAATTGGGATGAAGAAGAGGCAGGCGGCATGACATTGGATGATTTTTGGGATGGCTGGAAAGACCCCTTCACCTATCGCTTTATCTGGTGCTGTTACGCCATCGTTTTTGCCATCCGCCAATACGACGAAGCGACCCAAAGCAAGGAGGCAGCATGAGCAACGAACATGATTTTTACGCCAAACATTACCCTTGGCTCAATGCAGATCAACGTGAGTGTTTTGATTTCCTTTGTGACATTCACAACGGCGGCAATCACATGTTTGGCAAAATCCAAGCCTGTGGTGACCACGGATTATCAATCAACAGTACTAGCGCGCATTACATGTCTACCTTCGACTATAGCGCCCTCACGACTGCAGTCGTTCTTGCACATGACCGCATGATCCGCTTTCAAATCGAGCCATCGGGCCCGCGCATGTTAAAGCTCGTTGCACATAAGCGCCATCAACGTGAGGGCCGAATGAATGAGCGTCACCCCAGCATGGAAGACGCGATTAACAAGGTAAGGAAGCAATACCCATGTGACGAGGTGGCAGCATGAAACAGCACCCAATTATCTTCAACACCGAAATGGTGCGTGCCATTCTTGATGGCCGTAAAACACAGACGCGCAGAATGTTTAAAGCTCAGCCGCATGATGATTGGGCGCCATTTTCTAAAAATGCCGAATGGTATACGCCGACAATCATTGATAAGCGCGGATTCTATCAAGCCGCAAATGATGAGGTTTTTGGCGTTAGCGATGAAGATTGCGCGTTTATTTCACCGTTCGGCACGCTTGGTGATCAGCTGTGGGTGCGTGAGGCAATGACCAAAGCACACTGGCCTGATCTGCATTATGTCTGTGGCGGATTAACGGCAGGCACGGGTGATGAAGACTTTGATTATCGTGGCGCTGAATATCGCGGGTTTATTCCCTCTATCCATATGCCACGCTGGGCGGCGCGCATTCTGCTGGAAGTCACTGCCGTTCGGATAGAAAGGCTAAATGATATCAGCGAGCAAGATGCAAAAGCAGAAGGTTTGCAATATAGCTCCGTTTACCAACAATGGGGCGGAGTTGAAAAGCATTCAAGCCATAAGCCTCATTCGCCTCATTGGCGTTGGTATAAAAACCCACAACATGCTTTTAAGTCCCTATGGAACTCAATCTATGAAAATTGGGATGCCAACCCGTGGGTGTGGGTTATCGAGTTTAAGGTGATCAGCACCACAGGCGGTGCAGCATGAACCACTTACTCCCGGGCTTTGAATCACAAGAGCGCGTTGCGTTATTGCTGTCGCTCACCCGCATTAGTTCACCCGAGATGATTGCCGCATTAACGCTGCATTACACCAGCGCCCTACCCGCCGAACGCGCGGCGGCTCGCCACGGCATTGAACTGTCGAACTTTATGCGCGGGCAAAAGAAGCTAGAGCAAATAGCCGCCACGGTCGAGGCCATTAAAGCCATCGACTGGGCCAAGCTGCAATCAAACCCTTTGCTAACAAGCCCTTTGCAACCGAAGCAGGTGGCCTAAATGACTCAATCAGCGGCGTTTCGCCATCTGCTAAATCATTATCGCAGCCATAAGTTAAGCCTGTTACTCAAGGCCAAAACGGGCGACAGCATCAAAATCGCGCTGGCGCTCGGCGCGTTAGATTGCCTGTACTGGCAAGCATTGGGCAACGGCTTAACCAACTTCGCCAAGGGCATTAGCCGCACCATAGTGTATTCGTACCGATATCACCCAATGCGCCTGCCCTGCCATTCGCTAGTCAGCCAAACCAGCGACAACCAAAACAAGGAGGCGGCATGAATACGTTTAGCACCAAAGATGGCGTGGTCACGTTATCTAAGCCCTACTCCACCTTGATGTGCGATCAGCAACAAATCGAAGTGAAATACACTCCCAACAATTACCACGGCTGGGGCATTTGTAAGTCTTTTAACGCCATCGAGTGCAGCGACTTCGGCCAAGCCGACGCCGAAGTATTCGCACTCAACGCAGAATCAAAACTCAGGATAAAAGGAGAAGCAGCATGCGAGGCTTAATCGTTGATAATTTTGCAGGTGGTGGCGGTGCAAGTACGGGCATAGCGTGGGCGATTGGTCGCAGTGTGGATATCGCTATTAACCACGACCCTGACGCCATTGCGATGCATTCAGCAAATCACCCAGAGACGTTGCACTATTGCGAGTCGGTATTTGATATCGATCCCGTGCAAGCTACGGCAGGTAAGCCGGTTGATTTAGCTTGGTTCTCACCCGACTGTAAACATTTCAGCAAAGCCAAAGGCAGCAAGCCCGTGAGTAAAGAGATCCGCGGCTTAGCTTGGGTGACGGTTCGCTGGGCGATGATGGTTCGGCCGCGCGTGTTGATGCTTGAGAATGTTGAAGAATTTAAAACGTGGGGGCCAGTTATCGAATGCCCAGTCACGGAGGCGATGCGCCCCTGCCCTGAGCGCAAAGGCGAAACCTTTAACGCCTTTGTCAGTATGTTGAGCACTGGCATAGATGCAGATCACCCCGCACTTGCTGAGTGCGTCGAAACATTAGGCTTACTCGATACAGCTAAACTGATGAAAGGGCTGGGTTATAAGGTGGAGTGGCGCGAACTACGTGCCTGTGACTTCGGCGCCCCGACCATTCGCAAACGCCTATTTATGATTGCCCGTTGTGATGGCCAGCCCATCGTTTGGCCTGAGCCGACCCACGGCGCACCCAATAGCGAAGCGGTTAAATCGGGCAAGCTGCAACCTTGGCGAACGGCTGCTGAATGCATCGACTGGTCACTGCCTTGTCGTTCCATCTTTGGCCGTAAAAAGCCGTTGGCAGAAAACACCATGAAGCGCATTGCGAAAGGGATTCAAAAGTTTGTGTTTGATGCCAAGGAGCCGTTTATCGTTCCGCAAAATGTCACGTTAGCCCCTTTTATTACTGAGCACGCGAATGCCAGTAATCAACGCAATATGCCCGTTGATGAACCCTTACGCACTATCTGCGCCCAAGTAAAAGGCGGTCACTTTGCGGTGGTGCAACCGGTACTGGCGGCGGCCAACATCTGCAAGCATTACGGCGGCAATTACTCGGGACCAGGTGACGACCTTAATAATCCCTTACCGACGGTAACAACGGTTGATCACAACGCGCTGATCACCAGCCACATGATTAAATTGCGTGGTACTAACCTCGGCTTTGCGATGGACGAACCCGCACACACGATCACCGCTGGCGGCTTACACCTCGGCGAAGTGCGTGCGTTCTTCATCAAATACTACGGCAACGAGCAAGACGGCGTGGCATGTAACGAACCATTGCACACCATCACCACCAATGACCGCTTTGGCCTAGTGATGATCAAGGGTGAGCCCTATCAAATCATCGATATTGGTATGCGCATGCTCGAACCCCATGAGCTGTTTGCCTGCCAAGGTTTTAACCCTGAATACATTATCAGTAACTACAACGGCAAATCGACTAAAAAGCAGCAAGTCGCCCGTGTGGGTAACAGCGTTCCGCCCCCGTTTGCCGAAGCACTCACCCGCGCAAATCTCCCCGAGCTTTGCATACACACCGCCGAAGCGGCATAGGAGTTTTTATGAACCCGATACAAGCAGCAACCGTAGAACGTGAAGAAGGTTATTGGACCCATCCAGATATGCCCGAGTGGGATGAAGGTGTGACCCGTGTGGAGTGTGAAGCATGGGCGGCACGCCAAGGCGGCGAGTTTGTGGCGATTTGGTTTGAACTCGATGCGCCTGAAAACCTCATCGAGCGCTACTTTGACGAGGGCGACACCGATATCAGTGACTGGCACCCCGTTTGCGACAAGGCCGGCTCATTCCTGCTGAGTATTCACGACACCGAAGATGGCCCCGTCGCACTGTTCTTCGCACCTAAGGACAAGGAAGCGGCATGAAGCTTCAACAGGTGTTATCCGTGTTGGTAAGCCATAACTATGTGAAGGAGTTTAGATCATGAGCCAGCTATTAACTGATGCTGAACTTGAAGTATTGAGTGGATTAAAGCGCCCAGGTGCGCAAGTAAAATGGTTACGTGATCAGGGCATAAACTGCTTTATACGTGCCGATGGTAAACCTTCTGTCACTTGGGATTTTGTGAATAATCCTCGGGGTATGTTGGTTCATCACAAATCAAGCGAGCCCAACTTTGGAGCACTAAGCAATGCGTAAACGTAAACCTGAGGATGCTTGGTTACCACCTTCAGTCTACATTCATCGCCGTGCTGGAAAGCCAATTTGTTATGTGATTAAGCGTCCTAACTCGACTAAGGTGCTGTGCAAAATCACGGCGAGTAAAGCCGAGGTATGGACTGCATACGAAAAGGCAGTGGCTGAGCTTAGCCTTGAGTACACGGTTAACCGTTTAGCGATGGAGTATTTGGATAGTGCAAACTTTAAAGAGCTTGCCCCCAGAACCCAGCGAGATCGGGACCGTGAACTTAATGTGTTCAGTAAAGTGTTTGGCAGTATGTTACCGGACCGTATTGAGCCACATCATATTAGGCGCTATATGGATCTAAGGGGGCAATCAAGTAAGACCCAAGCAAACCATGAACTCGCGGCAGCTAGCGTGATGTTTGCTTGGGGTTATGAGCGTGGGCGCTGTAAAAGCAATCCCGCAAAAGGGATTAAAAAGTTTAAGGTGAAGGCTCGCGATAGATATATTACGGATTCGGAGTTCGATGCCCTGCTTTCATGCGCTGAGATAAGGTTAAAAATTGCCTGTGAAATAAGTTACCTATGTGCTGCAAGGCAAGGTGATGTTTTGCAATTAACTTGGTCGCAGGTTAATGAAGATGGCTTGTTTATCCAACAGGGTAAAACAGGGAAAAAGCAAATCAAAGCTTGGTCGCCTCGACTGCGAAAAGCGATTGCCGAAGCAAGAACTCTGCATTCAGGCATTGCCAGTATTTATGTCATTAATAAACATCCCAGCGGGAAATTAACACAAGATGGATTGCGCAGTGCTTGGAAGCGAGCGATGGCAAAAATGGAAATGGATTATCCGCAGATTGAACGCACTTTCACGTTCCATGATATTAAGGCTAAAGGTGTATCAGACTTTGAGGGAACACTGTCAGAGAAGCAACAATACTCGGGCCATAAAACCTTGGCACAAGTGAACACCTACGACAGGAAAGTGGAAATAGTACCGACAATTGGTAGCGTTAAAAAATGACTACTTATTCAATCCGAGTAAAATCATTTTCTACGTTTTATTCTACGCAAAATAAAACGGCTCGCATATTTCTATGCAAGCCGTTGTTTTATTTGGCAGGGGTGGCAGGACTCGAACCCGCAACCATCGGTTTTGGAGACCGCTGTTCTACCAATTGGAACTACACCCCTGTTGACGTGGGGCATTATGCTAAAAGCACTTCCAAAGGTAAAGTACTTTTTATGACAAAACTCATTAACTGAAGGTTTTTCAAACAAGTTAGCCAGTTACTGTTGAATTAATTACCACTGAGATTAAAAAGCCGCCGCATATTGGGCTTAATGTTTTAATGGATACATTATCAAGAGAGTTAGCGCCCCAATGCTCCAAGGCAAATCACTGCGATAAATTCGACGGATATGGCTGTTTCGGCAAGTTTTGCGCCGCTTAAGGGTAAAAGCCACGCATTTATCGAAAAAAGTTCTGAGTTCGATTTATAAAATCGGCGTTTTATAGTATAAGCATCGTCAATTTCATACACTGCTCGACGGAACCAACATGTCTGACAAATTTTTCTTCAAAGGTCGTAAAACACCTAAGCCAAAGCATGAGAGCTTTGGCTACAACACTAAGCGTGCCGCTAAACCGGGTACAGAAGCCTTACCTCTGCAATTAATCGTTGCCGATGAAACGCGTAAACTCGAAGTTGCTGCGATTGTTGCCGAACACCAACTGTTTGCTAATATCGAAGTCAATGCCGACGTTGCTGAAGATATCCTTGAATTAGAAGGTTTATTGAATAAGCCTAAGACCACGACGTTCGAGAAAAAACCGAATCGTAACGAGCCTTGCGCTTGTGGTAGCGGTCAAAAATTCAAGAAGTGCTGCGGCAAGTAAACGCTTTAATCAGCGTTATGAGTAATAAAATAGATAGGGACTTTTGCTGTGACGTTTTTGTACGTCGGGAATAGCCCCTTTTCTCTCCCCAATTCTAGTTTCTGCCCAAAGCTAATCTTCCAGCTTTGAGATAAAAATCCGCTGCAAATCGTTATTCCACAGCTGAATAATTTTGCGGGTCTTTTCTTTATTCCAAAAACATTTGCCAAATAAAATCAATCCCGCACCTTCTAGATCGCGTTTATCTTCTATTTCAAATTGCGCTAATAATGGCAGTTTTATCCCATCGATAGGAATGCCGATATCTTTACTGTCGGCGGGATTAAGCCAGCTCATGGTCGGATCAGTGTGGGAGATAGTGCCCCAATACATGTGGGGTTTGTTATCAAGCGGGTCGGCATCGGCAAAGTTGACGAACAGGTTCTTCGCCCGCCAACGGTATTTACGCTCAGTGTCTGTGTATACCCAGAGATCAGATTTCGCCAAATCTGTGCCACGCAATAAACTGTGCAGTAACTTTTCGAGCCCTTGGCTTGGCACCCGTTTCTCGGTTGTGCGCGCTGCAGTGTTAACTTGATAGTCTGTTTTCGACTCTTGCACTTGACCATCCGCTGACGATGTAACAGGTACTGGTGACGACTCAGATATAGAAGACGACTTAGCCGTTGGCGCAGTCTTACTTGCAGATGGCGCGGTGGGCGCTTTGTTTGCGGGAGAATGGCGGCGGGGCTTGCGACTGAAATCGATCATTAACGCATCGGCGTCCACCAGCTGCTGATGCACTTCGATGGCATCTTGCTCCTCGCGAGATTTTTGCGCCGAGGGTTTAAATTCAATGCAATCGGCTTGGTGATAACGCGAGCCGAAACAGGCGGCTTTGCCATCCTTTGAAGCTTTACGAAAATACGCTTTACCGCCGCACGCAGGGCAAATTAACCATTGCCGCAAACGCTCGATATCGTCATCGGATAATTGTTGAAACTTAAAAACACTGTAAGTGGTTCTCGCTGTTAAATGATCCTCTGTTTCGAGTTCACAAATGGCATCTAACAT